CTTGCGAGATGCCAGCGCCAGCGCTTGCTGCTGTGCCGTGGTAAATCCGATTGTTTGTTTGTGATCCATGTCACCCTCCATTTGATACTCAACTTTCTTAACGTGTAATTAATACTGGCACAACCCCGAATAAGTGCTTGCGCATACCTTTTCAGTATGTCATACAATATGAGTAACTAGGAAACGGGAGATACGGATATGGATCAAGACACTATCAAAGAACTAAAAGAGCAAATTGGTTTCGCGTTTGATTATGTTGAGTTTAAAGCGCTTGCCGACGCCTCATTAGAAAATAAAGATTATGACTTATGTAATGAATATAGCGACAAAGAATTTGCCGCTTTTGAATTGCTTCTCAACCAAAAAAATGAAGCGGAGGCAACGCTAAAGAAAATTGAAGCTGATTTTGGCGATTATGTAGCAAGTGTTATTGCTGACAATGCTGGGGTCACTTGGTTTGATATTGGCGGCAAAGATTTTGACATGGACGATTTAAGCGGAACAATTAGAGAAGCGCACTATTATAGTATGATTTTGAACTCATACGATCTCGCCGCAGAAATTGCAGAGGATAAGTAATTGGGGGGCTTCGGCTCCCCACAGACACCTCCGTAAAGGGGTGACGACTTACCGAAGTCATTACCCCTTTAGAGAAGTGCCTAACAATCAAGATTGGAGAAAACCGAATGAAACGTAAATTCGAAATCACCGGCGAAATCGTTTTCATCATAGCATTTTTCGCAGTGCCATTGTTGGCGAAGGGAGCAATGTAAAATGGAAAATAATAAAGAAGATTTCAACCTAAAGATCACCGTTAGAAACGGTCGTTTGCTTAAAGCAATTCGCGCCAAGTATGAATCCTCCGCAGATATGGCCCGCAAGGGTAATTTAAGCGCTCAGGAAATTAGCTCATTGGTCAGTATGCGGGCCAAGCCCATCCATAAAAACGGTAATTGGCGAGAGCTTGCCTTGGACGTGGCTGGTATGTTGAGCTGCGATCCAGAAGATTTATGGCCAGATCACATTAAAGAAATCCGTTTGAAACGATCATCCGCAGAAATGAATGTCGGCTTGGACACTGTTGCGCAAATTGCTAAAAATGGTTCAGCTAACACGCTAGACCGTAAGCAAATAGTTGGTTCCTTAATAAATGTCTTGACGCCTAGAGAAAAGAAAATAATTGACATGCTTTACCATGACGGGAAAACCCTTGAGGACGTGGGCTATGAGTTGAGCGTAAGTCGAGAGCGTGTAAGGCAAATGGAATTTAATGCCATCCGGAAGATGAAAGCGCGCGCCCTAAAATATAATTACATAGCCTCTACACCTGTCGAAAAAAATGGTCGACGGCATCACTTAATAGACTGTTATGAAACGAGGCTGACAGATAAAATGTCAGACATATTTGACGAATAAAGGAGACTACTATGGAACACTGGATTGATTGCCCAGAATGCGACGGCAATGGCACCGTTGAGCGTGAAATCTTTATTTCACAATCTATGAATAACCCCTACGGCTTTCCCGACACTGAAAGCGAAGAGTGCAGGAATTGCGCGGGCGTTGGCAAGATTGAACCGTTGGAGGAAGACGAATGACCAAGACTTCAGACGCCACAATAGATCATCTCATCAAGTGCGCTGAGATGAATATGTGTCAGGGCGAAATTGCAGATTTGTTGCATATTTCCAATTCAACGGTTCACCGCATCGCAAAAAAATTAGGTATAACTTTAGCCAGAAAGGTCAGGCATGGAAAAAATAATGAAGTATATTCAAAGGTTGGAGAGAGTGAATTTGATAATGCTGAACGAGCCGAACACATCGAAGAGGCCAAACTTGCAGCAGAGGCTACAGGAGCAGAGCGCGCTGCTAGAGAGGCTGAAATCCGCTTTAAGCGATCTCCCGAAGGCAGATTAAAAACAAGTCTTCAGGGCGTCACCGACAAGCACTTGCGCTACGAGATAACTTACGGACATTGCTTGCTGGAATTTGAGCGGCTGCAATACAAGCTAAAAAAACGTGGGCCATTGCCGTCAAGGGAGCCAAGGCAAAGCACCATGCACAAGGGTGCGCTTGAGATAGCTCAGAAGCGCAAGGCGTATGGCATAGCGCAGGGTGAGAAACTTATCAGCATGTTGGGCGATGACCAGCGCGTTACTGTCTCTGACGCCGCTGCTATGCTTGGGGATAGCATCCCCCGCACAGCCAGCTATCTGAAGAAATTGGTTTTAGCTGAGAAGATACACCGGGTGCGCGATTATGTGGAAATCAAAGACCAGCCTAAACCGCAATGGCGGTGGGTGTTTAGCAAGAGCGACATTGAGCCGTTCCACTCTGGATTTGAGGCCGAGCGATGACTTACTGGGCAGCACTAATCCTGACATACACCGTAAACATTGGCGTGACCTCCTATGAGGCCACGTCAACTGTTTATTTCAAAGACATGCAAACTTGCTCAGTGGCCATCGATGCAATCTATCCCGTCATCTTAGCGCAGTCACGCGACAGCATGGCTCAATGTGAGCGCACTGACTTGCCGTCAAGCAGCATCCGGCCAGTGGCAAAGCTAAATGGATAAAAGACACCGGGAGCGCAGTTAGATATATTTTAGAGAGGCAAGTAATACTGCGAGATTACTTAGCAAAGCCAAATCAATCGAACGAAGATAAAACTTTGTGCATAGTGTCTTGGTTAAACAGATCAGCGCTCAAGTGAGTTGAGGTTGGTCTAATGATCGGGTCATCACCCCGGCAGAAGAAAATGGCCTCAAGGTCCAGCGCCACGAATGCGTAGACATCAGACCGCTGACGACCATCCCCGCACTTGGTGAAGAATTGATATTTCCAATGCCGGATCCTTGATGCCGTCTTGACCTGCAAGGTCAGGATGCGTGTATCCATCTGTATATACGCATCGTGGTCCTGCGATGGCGCAAGGGTGCAGAAATAACCAGCGAGGCTTAGTCGACTTAGGGCGAGATATTCTCCCGCCCTTCCGGCATTCGCGCTTGCGGCTTGATCCTGCAAGGTTAGCTAACCTAGCTAAGCCAGCCGTGTATTTTATTTGTTTGCTCGATCCGATCATCCAGCCCATGATAACCGCCGTTGACACGTTTGGTGATGCTCTTAATCGTACTCTCGTTGACACCTTTGTCGGCAATATCAAACAGCTTGTTTGTGTTGAAGAACCATAGCGCAGTCTCAAATGCGTAGGTGCTGGCAACTAAATCTGGATCATTCATAATTTCAGGAACACCCATGTCGGATGCAAAGCTCCGATAATTTGATTTTCCTGTGAGCTGCAAGAAGCCTCTGCCACAATATAGCGAGCCTTCGCACGATGCCTGATTGCCGTTGCCCATGCGGTCAGCGTAGACCTTGTTAGCCAGACCTGACGGATTGCGCGCATATGGCTTGGCGCTGTCAACGGTGGGGAAGCGCGATGGCCATACAGCCTGAATGCGTTCCGGCGTTGAGTAGTGCAGCCCCTCACGGGTTCGCTTAAAGCCACCGCTTTCGTGGTGAGCTTGACCCATGAGATGCGCGCCACGCTCAGGAGACAGGTTGAAATGTTTGGCGATGGCCTTAGCGGTATTTGGCCCAAACGCGCCATCAGCGCCGACGCCGATTTTGGCTTGCAGGTTTTTCATTGCTTCGCTCATGTCACTTTTTCCGAAAAATTTAGTTGCAGACCGAACACCGAAGCTGGCGCTTACGATTACGCCAAGCGTGTATTGATACCAGCTTGGCATGACATCCAACGCGGCGAAGCCTTGGGCTACGATAACCCGGCCCCATTCACCGAAGAATGCTAGAATTAAAGGCACTGAAAATAACACGGTAAGCCATTCATCTTTCCAGCTATCGCGGGAACCCTCTGCCATGACCTTTTCCCAATCGGCCTCAGAGGTTGCCTGTGACAGCATGATCTGGGCTTGAGCTTCAGCTTTCGCAATCTTGACTTTAGTTTCGGCGGCCTTCTGCTCCATCTTACCACTAACAATGCTCCCGACGATATTTGTAATTGGCCCCAGTAAAGTTTGAAACATTATTTTGACTCCTTACCCATCCATATGCCGAAACTTCCCGTGAAAGCCCCGGTTACGACTGATATTAAACCTGCTTGAGATACTGACAGGTCCGGTTGCGACAGCGCCCACTCTAAACAGCGGATATACATAATGGTTGTCACCAGCATCATCACGCGCGGCAGAACTTTCCATTCATCAAGTTTAGTTGCCATCACCATTTCCCCTGCTGCTTGCCGATCATGTAAAGGACTACTCCTAAACCAGCAATTCCAGATAAAACTATGACCCCACCAAAAAACCAAGTAATCAGAGCTTGTTTTAGTTCGGCCTGTCGATAGGCAGTTTTCTTTCGTTGAGCGCGTACCCTGCGAAGGGTGTCTTTGTATTCTTCAAGTCCGTCCATTCCGTAGGTAAACATCACCAGTGTCTCGACTTCTTTTCGAAGGGCCTGCATCTTCTTGTGTGCTGAAAAACTGTCGATTGCTTGCTGTTCAGCCGAACCTGTAAGGCTTGCAAATATGCCGGGGTTCTTGCTTTTTTCGACGCAGTAATTGACGTCACTGACTGCACCTGCGAATTTGGATAGGGCGCTCGAAGCGTCCCGACCAGCAAGCATCAAAGATTTTATGTTGCTCACCGCGCTGGCCGCAATCGATATGGCTGTGATGGGATCAATCATGCAAACACAATCCTCGTGGGGCAGTTGTAGTTTGGAGCCACGCGGTAGATTTTGTCATACCAGCTCCCGTTCTTAGAGGCGTTATTACAATCGTAATAACAATATTTTGCAAGTTGGTTTGTGCCGTCAATCCAAGCGTGACCCCAGCCGA